AGCGATGAAACTCTTTCAAGTTCCATCGCAAATAAACAAATTCTATGTTAGAATATAATTCTAGACAATGCAAAGATAGTTACTTTTTTACTTATATACAACTTTGCGCTGCACTTAATTATTCACGTTATATATATAATAGGTATATAACAGCGTTCAAACAACGTTTAAACGTTATTCGAATGCAGTATAAATCAATGCTTTTTATACACCATTATATCTGTATACCTCGAATTATAGTTTAGCGTTGTATTTACTTTCACCTGTGTAGCGTGTGCAAATGGGTTGCAGTTATCTTTATTTTGTCCCATCCATTCGCAAAGCTCTAATATTTGAGATTTGTTCGAAGTGAAGTAGATATAGTCACGATTTACAAGTATTGAAAGCACATCGAGATATTCTTTTAACCCCCACGTCATAGTGTAAGTGCCTACTTCAGTTGAGAGATATGGAGGATCGACTAAAAACAGCACATTAGGTGTATCTTTGTAGTCTTGAAATAACTCTTTGTAGTCTTTAGATACTACTTCCACGCCCTCGAGATAACCATCTGCGTTAAATTCATTTTGCCTTACAACATTATAAAATGTTTGCTTTGTAAGTTCATCGAAACTAGTTACATATTTCATTGAGAACAAAAGCGAAGAAGACAGCGTTATATAATCTACAAAGTTATATTTATCTTCATGCGCTTTCACAACTTCTAATATAGCTTCTTTAATGTCTTTCGCAATCATTTTATCTCTTGGAAGTTCTTTTGTAAACTCCCTAATTTTTGCAAGCAGCTCATTAGTTTGCGATATTGCTTTTAGACGTCTGCTATAATTATCAAAATCGTTATACACGACTTTTGCAAGTGGCTTTTCTTGCTTTGCGGTATGCGAAAGCAAGCCAGAACCACCAAATAAATCTACAATAGTTATATCATCTTTATAGTGAGATAATATAGTCTTTACATCTTTTATAAACTTACGTTTTTGCCCCATAAATGGTAGCGGAGCCTGGAAATAATTTTTCTTTAATTGCATAATGTTTTTGTTTTTCAATTATTATTTGTACTTTTGCATCTCTCACTTACATTTGTTTTCATAAAAAAAAACGCACAACCAAGGAAGAGGAGCTTGTCCCCCAACCACTTGGCTGTGCGCTTTATTTGTAAATGTAGGTGAGATGATATTTACAAGGTTGGGGGATTTTTATACCCCCAAACTAGATATTTTATAGTTTTACTTCATATTTTTTTAGTTTAATTGTTCCACGAACTTTGTTATACCTTTCATTGTTGCAGCGTTTTCTGGTGCAACAAAGAATGTGTTATCTTTAATAATTGGATCAGTAATACTACCAGCAAGAACAAAACTCTTCTGTGATGAAAAGTCATTATTGCCTTGTATCACCAATCTATTAGTATCACCTTGTATATTTACGCCATTTTCACAATTTCTAAATACATTATCTTTAATTGCAATGTTATTCATCAATCCCTTTGTATCGATTTTAATTGCGGTTGTACTTCCGTGTATTGAATTGCCTACGAATGAAATATTATCACTTGTGACGAGTTCTAATTCAGCTACTGAAATGCCCACTTTGTTATTCACGAGCAAGTTACTTGAAAATAGACAATCGTCTGCCCAAACGTGAATTGCTAAACCCTCATTGCAGTCGTAAATTGTATTACCGCTGACGTTCACATAACGACCAGTTTCCACAGTAATACCTCTGTTGCATTTGCGCACGACATTGCCCGTAATTACTTGACCTTTACCGCTTTTCATTTTACCGTCTCTGGCAAGTGTAAAACGCTTTTGGTCTTCTACAAAAATTCCTCGCATTCCGCCACCTACACAAATGTTATTTGCAATTACGATGTCCTCCGCATCCCACTCATCATAACCAGTACCAATACCGATACAAGCGTGTCCGAAGATATTACCGCCACGCCCAGCGTCAATAATGATATTATCTGTGATAGTTACACGATTCAAGAAATCAATGCCTAAAGCGGTAGGACGACTTCCCACCGACTTAATTCTCGTAAAATGAGCATCTTTAATATATCTCATAAAAAAGTGCTTTCCTGTTTTCGTTGTTTTAGGGCTTTGCACTTCCAAATCTGAAACAGCAATATTGTAGACGAAATCACCCTCGAATAACGAGTAGTTATCCTTTGTGCCGTCTTGCATGTCAAGAATCGTATTGCCTATGCCTTGTCCACGCAACTGCACATTGCTCATAAACTTAACGGTGCTTTTAAAGATAAACGTACCTTTTGGCAATTCGATAATGCCTCCGCCTGCCTGGTTAACTTTTTCGATTAGAGCAGTTAAAGCAGGTGCGTTATCCGTGCTATCTGTTGAAATTCCATAATTGCCTGCTAAATAGATATAACCACCATTTGTTGAGGCAGTTTCGAGGGTTTGGATTTTATCAAAGAGCTTTTGCGCTGTGTACTCCTCATATTTTATTCCATACAAATAGTCGCCTTGAACTCTACCTTTTGCTGTTACTTTTGCGTATCTTGCACCAAGTGGAAATTCAACGATAACGTGCTTTAATTCGCCATTGCCTTTGCTAATTTGATGAAATGCGCAAAACTTCTTGTTCTTATCGTAAAAGTTAATACCGCAATTACTTTGCGCTATCATATTGTAATCAAAAGCGTCGAAGTCATCACGACTTAAAAAATCTTGTGTGCCAACCCATTTTGTAGAATTGACTTCTCTCCCTGCTTCTGCACCGCCGTTCACCATCAAATTAGTAAGATTAGTTATCTTTTTAACCTTGCGCTTTTCGATAGCTTCGTTAGCTAAAGTGGTTGCTTTTTTATCACGCCACGAAAACTCGAAATTAGCTATTACACCATTATAACTATTTCGATAGCGCACATAGACATATTCTACTTCTTTTGCTCGTTTAAACTCTCTTTCTTCAAGTGGCTTTAACTCGTACTTTTCAGTGGTAAAAAAGTCGGGTTTTGTCCCTGCTACTGCTCCGTTATAGCTTTTAAGCAAGTGGAAAGAAATAGTTTCAGTTTCTGAAAGGTTTTTAATTTTGAACGCTGTTGTGTCCTCCACATCGATAGCAATCGAACGCCCGTTGTTATTTAATTCAAAAAGGTTATTTTTATTAATAAATTCATCGTTGCGCCACAGAGTAGTTTTACCTTCTGTAACTTCTGTTGTGAATAATCTTGTACGCCAATTTATTACTTCTTTCGAGTACTTCGCATCGACGTTTTTAACTTGCTCGTCAAGCGTGTTTAAATTCTCGTTTGTAACGTCTGAATAGCGTTCAAGGCTTTGCACTCTTGAGATAGAAAAGTGCTTAAACGTAAGAGTGCTGCCATTCTCTTTCATTTGAAATGAAAGCCAAGAATTACCTCCTGCAAACGTTAAAATTTCATCAAACTCAACTGCTTCTCCAACGTTGAAAGACTTGATAATATCTTGCTCTCTGAAAGGATTTCGAACGTAATTTTTTAAAATCAATTGAACAACATCTGTTGAGTTTCCACTGCTCGTAAAACCAAATTTCAAACGATATTTTTCGCCTGCTTTCAAATTGATTGCTAAATTAAAACCATAAGCGTTATTTGCATTGCCGTCAAATGTATAAGTGGCAACGCCTTTCCAAAAGTTGCTACTAAACTGCAATTCTTTATTTTCAACTGCAAGAACATTTGCTATACTTGCGTTATTATTTGCACTAACTTGAACGAGTTCTTTATCATCCCAACGATATAGTGAATTATCTGCTTTATTCACATAAACTTTATTACTATATGGCTTACCATCTGCAAACGACTGATAAGTTCTGTCTGTTATTCCTTTTTCAGGATTAGACAACCACCCACTGTAATATTGCTTATCTGCAAAAGCAAAAAAGCGTTTATTTTCCACATCAAAAAGGATTTTAAAATCACCTGTAGCAGATTCCTGTACAGGTCGTGTAACGACACCATTTGTAAATCCGTCAAATTCAAGAATATTATACAACTCTCCTGACGGCTTTTTGTTCTCCAAAGTTGAAAGACGTTTTACAAGCTTTGCAACTTCACTGCCTATCTCAGTGATAGCAGTTATTCTTGCAGTTGTTTCTTGCGCTAAATTCTCTTCCAAAGTTTGTCCTTTTGCACCTGAGTAAGCCTGCCATGGAGAAGAGCCTACAATCACATTTGCGATATTACTCACAAAAGACCAGCCATCTTTATCATACATATAAATATCGCCATTATGAATGTCTGCTTTATTTTCCGCATTATAAATACTCACAAGTTGTCCTTGTCGAAGGGGCTTTCCATCGATATTTGGAGATTTATCACCCTCCATTGAAGCAATGCTGTTATAAACTTTTGTAATGCCTAAAGATGATGTGTTACGCTCCATCAATGAAATAAATTCTAGCGTGTCTGCAATTAAACCTCCTACTTCTTCTGGAGTTATAGAGGCAGCTATATAGCGTTTTCTCAGAGCATTTGCACGCTCTTGTAAATTATAAATATTTGTCATAGTGTTATATCTAAAATAATTGGACAATCTCGAGGTGTTGCTGTACTTGAAACAGGTTCAAAAATCAAAGTATCTAACCCTGGAACCCATTTAAGCGTTCCAATAGCCTTATTCAAGAAGGTTGATTTTACTTCAACACCCTTTAAAAATGCTTTTCCCAGCCATGGAAAAATCCTACAAACTAAATATAATGGTTTGGGATCTGATTCGTAAGGCTCACGCCATGATGTCTCATCACTCGTTAAATAAAGCTGACAGCGAGTGCGATTATTCACGGTTCTTGCACGAGCCTTCCCTGAATACCCATTATACATACGAACACTTCCAATGTCTTTCCATTCGCCTTGCTCCACGTTCTTCTCCAATAAATCTGCAAATACAGCAATAGTTGTAATATCGTAAGCTGCCGCAACACCATCCTTTGAAGAAGAAAAATACACTTCCTTTTCAATTCTGCAAGGGTGTTCTTGTCCGTCTGCAAAAAGACGATTATCCGATGTAACTTCACGAACGCAAGCATAGATAGGCATGCCTTCTATAACATCTGCAACTCGTGTTTCATTCCATGATAGAATATTTCCATCTACATATATTGCACCAGGCGAAACTATAACGCCACCTTCAGGTGCTCGTTTTACTTTTGGCAGATTCATTGCAAAGGCTTCAACTTTATCGCCTACAAGAGACTTAATCAAAAGTAAAACAATATCCTTTGAAAAGCTTTGGAGCAATTTAAGATCATCCAAGTGAACTGGCATTCCGCCATCGTGAAAATTAATCTCTTTCATACTTCGTATAAGTTAATGCTGTATCTTTTTCCAGCTGGTTTATAAACGTTTAAGGCATTGACTATTTTTGTCAAAAATTCTCCTTTATATTTGTCTTTTTCAATCTCTAATGATGTGCATAAAAACGTAGGAATATGCACTATAAAGTTAGGCTTATCAGGCACTTCTCCTAATTCATAAAGAATGAACTTGTTATTGATAAATGGGGCTATCTGATTCTCATCTGCAAAATATACATACACTTTAGTACTGTTGTCTATCTCCTCAATTCGTATCTCTCTATTTTTCAAGAAGAACAAACCATTAAGATAGCTTTCTATCGACGTCCGCTGAGCCGTTGTGTCAAGGCGTCTTTCGACATCGTTCTTCTTCTTTAAGAACTCCTCGTGTATATAGATAATAGGAATTATCATTGCTTTTAGAATTGCAAGGAGCACCTTTGAGCGCAAGATGGGTGGAACAAGTTGCTCTATCCATCTGTTAAAATCAACGTTATACCACATATTCAATAGTTTTATCAAGTCCAACAGCAATGAAACTACCACCTATTGCAGTGTAGTTATTGCCTGCAATTTCTTTAAATTCATCGCCTGCTTTATATTTGCAAACACCAAGAACAACATCAAGAACACCATCTACACGCTGTATAGCATCAACAAGTTTTGTTTTGTTGAAAGTTCCGCCATATACAATGTCTGCAAGATAGTTCTCTATTGCTTTTTCTACTACCTTTTCAGACGTAGCTATATCGACGCCTGTTCGATTTATCTTCAATGGGTCAACGACAACCTTCACCGCAATAGATAATTCATCTGCTTTTCTTGTCCTCACGTTAATCACAACTCCTGCTATTTTAATAGCATTTATATAGTGTTTAAACGCTGTTAAAATGTCATCTTGAAGCGGTATCGGCTTTCCATTGTCTTCTGCAGATACTAGCATTTCAATAGATGCACCTCTATCTCTTACAGCTACATATTTTACTAGTTGCTTTGAAGTGTCTACTTTCGCATATTCATAGCCAAAGGTGCGAGGATTTAGGACCAGAGCATAGCCATACTGAAAAGCTTTAGCTTTATCAAAATACCATGGAATACTCGCAACTACCGCTCTTGATATTTTCTGCTCGACATCCTGTGTGAACTTTTCAAAGATACTCTCTAGTACATAGTGGCACGCTGCAACTATGTAAAAAAGCAAGTTTTCTAGACTAACAGCTGAAAAACAATCTGCAAAGCGTGTTTTGTCTGCTGAAAGCCCATAAGCATCACGAATTGCTTCATCTTGCATAAATGCATCCGTCATTGTGCGCTTTATTTCAGATATTGATCGTGCCATTATTTAAATGATGAATTAAAGATTTTATTGAATACTCCTTGACGAGCTTTCGAACGTGAATCGTAAGCAGTTGCAGGTGATATTGAATGTACCTTGCAATATTTTTGCAATACCTTATTATATATGTGTTGGTGAAGTTGTAGCTTTGTGCCAGGCGTTGGTATTTCGCTTACGCTTTGACCATTATCCAGTGAAAGCTTTACAACAGCTTCTAAACATCCATATTCTTGTATTGCGATATCTGCTAGGGTTTGACTATTTTTCGCAAGAACTTCCATAAGTTTCTTGATTTATATATTACATAGACTATCACTAATAGAGCTATCATTATTGCTATTATTCTAGCTAAATTCGCAAGCGTGAAGTCATGTGTAACTGTTTCTTTTTTCTTTATTCCAACAATATTCTTCTGCTTTTGCGTTCGCTCTTGTCTAACGTTTTGTTCTATATTTTTAAGATCCGTTTTGCGTTGCCTGTCGTGAAATAAAAACCGCTCTTTCGACAGCAGTTTTCCTGCATCGTTGTAGACTAGAACAACCGAATCCCGAACGACAATCGAATCGAAATAGGATGTAAGGTTTTTTACCACAAATGAATCACGCAGCACTACTGAATCTCGCACAACCGTTGTGTGCGTTTCTGCTGCAATTAGCTTTTTTGTACTGCAACATCCTGTAGTGAGGAATAAAAGCAGTAAGTAGATTAGATGTCTCATGTTTTATAAGTTTTTATATTCAACTTTAGCATCGAAGCAAGGACACGCTTTGATACGTTCCCATGGATCAACAATGCCGTTTTTATTGGTGTCTGGTGAAAAGTCTCGGTGTCCCTGAATAATAGCATTTGGGTACTTTTTCTTAAGTGCTTTTAAAAGCAATAAGAGTGACTTCTTTTGCTCTTCAGTTCGATTGTCTACAGGCTTTCCTTTTGTGTCAATGCCACCGATGTATGCAACGTTTATAAGATTCGAGTTGAACCCTTTTACACCATTGCTTACTTCTTCTTCTGGAAGCGTGTTAAATACCTTTCCGTGGACGTCAACGATATGGTGGTAGCCAGGCTTTGACCAGCCTTTTCTTTTGAACTCAAGTAAGAGTTCTTTAATAGTTGCGTGCTGACTGCTTGCTGTGCAGTGTACAGCTATGTATTTAATATTTCTCATTTTCTTGTTCTTCTTTTTTTATCTCTTTCTCCACAAACGTTTTGATGTCGCCATACT